CCCCAATGAAATGCTGGTGTTGGCGGCGAAAGCTGCTGAGAAAGATTTGTCCGATGCCGTCTGGCATGACGATGGGTACTACTGGCTACCCCTGGGTCGTGGGTTTTGGAACCCGTTGACAGATGACGGGGATGCCCTGCGTTTGGCGGTGAGACTAAGGTTTCTGGTGCAAATCCGTCCGACTGTGACATTTGTTACGGATGACGACGGCAAGCAACTTAGCTTTAGACCACACCGCCCTCACCAGGATGACCCCTACGCCGCGACCAGGTTCGCTATCGTGCGTGCCGCCGCTGAAGTTGGAAAGGAGAAAAGCAATGAGCACACTAAGTCAAGAGGTTGAGTTGGATGGGCACTACCAAGTGCAACGCTCCAAGGTCATCAACGACCCTGGGTACAGCGAGCCCGTGCTGTTGACTCAGTACGGTTGGGCTAAACGTGGACACGAAACAAACTGGTACGACCAGAAGGTCGAGAAGATAAGAGAGGCAAAGCATATGAAATGGATACCTGACCCGTTCAGATCAGATGTGGTTGAGCTCACCTGGTGGGATCTACTGCGACTGGCACTGGGCCGTGAAATAAAAGACAGCGCGTTGATCGCACGACGAGCAAGGAGGAAACCAACGAACCAATGAATAACAAACCGAATAACAAAGTGAATTGCAAATCAATCTAGGAGAAATCAAATGAGTGTCAAAGAAGAAGTTGGAGTTATCTCAGCGCCGAAGTTCGGCACGGTTCGTTTCATCCTCGAGGGCACTGCCCCTCTGGTGGTGGAGCGCTTTAGCAAGAAGGCCGAGCTCATGGCCAAGATGGCCGAGGGGTCCTCTGCCAAGAATAAGAAAGAGCGCACTGCCCGGGACTACGACCGCGAAGCTGAAGAGGCACGCTACCGTAGCCTCGAGAACTGGGAGGGCATGAACGCAGCAGCATTCCGTGCTGCCATGATCAGCGCCTGTCGCCTGGTGGGGTTCAAGATGACCCTGGCAAAACTCTCGACATTTGTCGAAGCTGACGGTTATGATAAGAACGATGGCGTGCCCCTGATCCGCATCTACGGTGAGAGCCATACCTACACTGCCCACACGCGCAATGCCACCGGGGTGGTTGACGTTCGCTCCCGTCCGATGTACCGTAACTGGGCAGCGAGCCTGCGTGTGCGCTATGACATGGACCAGTTCAAGATGGTCGATGTGCTGAACCTGGTGTCCCGGTGTGGCATGCAGGTGGGGATCGGTGCCGGTCGCCCCGACAGCAAGGCTTCGGCTGGCTGTGGGTTTGGTCTGTTCCAGGTTGTACCAACAGATCGTGAGAAGGAGGTGATCAAGAAATACAAGATTCAGTAACCACCAAGGCCGGTGTGGCGAGTCGAGGCTCGGTCAGCATTGGATTGGCAAGGCAGGCATGGCTAGGCGCAGATCGGCGCGGCCAGGCTCGGCTTGGCTAGGCAGGCTAGGCGCGGCGCGGCTCGGAGCGGCTGGGTTTGGATTGGCATGGCGAGGTGATGCAGGCCCGGATTGGCTTGTTGTGGCTCGGCGGTGCAGGGCGCGGCAGGTTAGGTCTGGAAAGGCGTGTTGACGTGAGGCCGGGAACGGTATGGCAGGCAAGGTGTGTCGGGTTCGGGCACTGTTAGGTGTGTCTTGGCATGGCACAGCACGGCAGGCGAGGCTGGGCACGGCGAGGTAAAGCGAGTTCTGGCGTGGCGTGGCGCAGCAAGGCAGGTATGGCTAGGCACGTCCGGGAAAGGCTCGGAACGGTGAGGCAGGCAAGGATAGGCCGGGCATAGATCGGCACGGTGTGGCAAGGCAGGCATGGTTAGGCTCGGAGCGGCTAGGCTTGGTGAGGTGCAGCAAGGCAGGCAAGTAGAGGCCGGGAACGGCAAGGCACGGTCAGGTCGGGTGAGGCAGGCAAACTTTTTAACAGGAGAAAACAATGAGCTTGGAAATTGAACGGACGGTGTTGATTGACATCGCAAAACAAAACGGTGGGTTACTGGTGGTGGACGCTGTCCTCGAGGAGGCTAAGCGAGAAGACAGCCCACTGCATGCCCACTTTGAGTGGGATGACACGGCAGCTGCCGATGCCCACCGGCGCTACCAAGCGCGTGTGCTGATCCAGCGTTGCAAGATCACGCTGGTCGAGAGCGAGCCCACCACAGTGCGTGCGTTCGTAAGCCTTCAGTCAGACCGCGAGGCTGGCGGGGGCTACCGCATGACAACCAAAGTCATGGACGATGCGGCCATGCGAGAAGAACTCTTGCACGACATCCGCCTCACCATCGCCCGCTGGAACCAGAAGCTCAACCTGCTGGATACTATCACCTCTGATCTTATCCTCAAGCTCGAAGCCGCCGTGGGTCCGGGCAAGGCAGTTCCCCTGGAGAAGCGGGCGTGAAAAGGGTACTAGCCCTGGCGCTGATGATTGGGTCAGCGCACGCTGAGTTCGTGGATGGCAACAAGCTGCTCAGCAATATGAAGGACTCCAGCTATTACATGCAGGGGCATGCGCTTGGCTACATTGTTGGGGTTGCTGACACGGGCGTGGGCATCATTCATTGCGCGCCGTATAACGCCACTGCCGGGCAGATGCACGACATGGTCAAAAACTACTTGGAGAACACGCCAGCGGACAGGCACTTGAGTGGCGACACCGTCATCAACAAAGTTCTCAAAGCTGTCTGGCCTTGCGCCAAGCGCGGCAACTCAATGTGAGGGGAAACCATGAAAGACATTTCTCAATGGGTCGAGCGCCCAAGCGATAAGATCAAGATCAAGAAGGTCTCGCGTCGAGAGCGCCTGGGTGAGTTGAAGTTCGCCTACGAAATGCAGCAGCGTAACATGACGGCCCAGAGTATCCTGTGGCAAATGAAGTGGGACAGCGCGCCAAATCCTTTTATAGCGTGGGAGCTATACAAGAGGGACCGCAAGGTTCGTAAGCCCCACGTTGATGCCCTGCTCAAAGCCAAGGAAGAGTACTTCAGTTTCAAAGACAAGGAGTAATGATGAAGACGGACGAAGACGATGCATTCGAAGCTATCGAGAAAGCCCAAGGCTGGCGCAAGCGCCAGATCGAGGACAAGGTAGACATTGACCTGGACCCCTACGCCACCAAGGTCAGGAACGACGCCATCGAGGAAGTGGCCAAGGCCGTGGAGAAATTCAAAAGCTCATTCGGCCAATCCACAGTGGACAGCTTCGCCGTTTACATCAGAGGACTCAAGCGATGAACTTCGACCAGTGGTGGGATACGCTCACCATCAAAGAGCAGACCGTGATTGGCAAGAACAACGCCAGGTTCGTGTGGGGCCAAGCCTGCGGGGCATGCGAGGAGGAGTGCAAGCAAGCCCATCAGCGCTTCAAAGAACTCTGGAATAGGTTCGACTACCCGGAAGACGAAGGGCGCATGGATGCGGCAGGGCAGTGTGCTGCTGCCTGTAAAAAACTAGGAGAAAGTAAATGAACGATTGGGACTTATCCGACCGTGTGACGCGAGTTGTCCTGCTGATAGCACTCATCGTGCTGGCACTTGATATCATCGTATGGCGCCCGTGAGATCGATAGAAAAATCCAATTGACATTGTCAAGCGACTCATGTGTAATGTTCTCAGGAGAAAACCATGGACACAAACAAACTGACCCCCTACCAGCACAAGCTAGACTTTGGAGAAGGTCCACGCTGCCACGAGATGTATCAAAAGTTCTTGGCCCTCACCAAGATGGACGATACCCCCAAACTGTGGGATCTATTCTCGAAGTGCTGGAGACTTGCGGATGACCCCCGAAGCAAAAGTCAAGAAGCAAGTCACTAATATCCTCAAGAGCTTTGGAGCCTACTACTTCACCCCTGTGACGGGTGGGTTCGGTCGCTCCGGGATACCTGACATCGTGGCCTGTTACCGAGGTCACTTCATCGGCATCGAGTGCAAAGCGGGAAAGGGTGTACCCACTGCCTTGCAGTTGAAAAACCTCCAGGACATCAAAGACCAAGGAGGCGTGAGTGTGGTAGTAAAAGAAGACAACGTACATGTTGTCCAAGAAATCTTAAGTTGTTTCAAGAATGGAGAAAATCATGTGGAAACCAGTCGAACCTAAAGAGGAAACAGAAGTGAAAGAAATCAAAGAGTACGAAACCGGCGGAGAAGTCATCACCGTGTCTGCGACCAACACCATCGAAGACATCCTGGACCAGCACCTGCCAGGCACGACAGCAGAAGATATCAAGCCTAAGCGCGGCCGCCCCGCAGCCAAGCCCAAGGCTGAGCCCGTCTTCTCTGACCCCGTCAATCACCCCGACCACTACAAGGTGGGTGGCATCGAGACCATTGACTTCATCGAGGCCAAGGCTCTGGGCTACAACCTCGGCAATGTAGTGAAGTACGTCACCCGTGCTGATCACAAAGGCAACCGCTTGCAAGACCTCGAGAAGGCGCAGTGGTATCTCTCGCGTGAGATCTCCCGCATGAAAGATGGGAATGTCTGAACACGAGGAGAACCTGCGCGACCTGGCGGCGATGTTCGCCATGTGTGGGCTGATCATCAAAGGCGGGGCCGGCAAGGACATTGCCAGCTCTGCGTATGAGATCGCCGACGCCATGCTGGTCGCCCGCAGCCAAGAGCCCGAGCCTGAGCAAGGCATCGTGGCCATCAAGCCTAAACGTAAACGGAGTGAATGATGGTGTACTTTCTTGAGTTTCTGTTCCTGCTGTGGGTCCTGTGGGTGGCAGCCAAATGAACGAGCCCGCCTACCCCAGTGGGTCTATCCTTGACCCCAATTTCAAATACGAACCCTCCGCCAAGACCGATGTGCAAGCCACCTGGCGTAAGCACGGCTGGGTGCCACCAAGCGAGCAAAAGAAAAATGAGATGTCCCGAGTGCAAGACCAAGTTCATGAGCGTGCTGGAGACCAGGAGAAAACCTGATGAAGTCATCAGAGTCAAAGAGTGCTTCAACGGGCACAAGTTCAAAACGGTCGAGACCTTCTTCGCCTTCGTTGAACGCCGCACCCGAGACAAAGATCCTGTGGAGCGAGTGGTGGCCGTTCGAGCGCGCAACGGGGGAAGCTCTGCGTCAGCTCAACCGACCAGTGCAGCGAACGCTGGATGATGTGGAAGAAGCCCCGATATGAAAGCCTATTGCGGTAGTGTGTTATTCATGCTAGACTTGTAAAACGTATTAGGAGTCTACAATGAGAAAACAAACAGCCAAGTCATTTTGGGCTAAGGTTAAGAAAGGTAGAGGATGTTGGGAGTGGCAAGGTTCGTGTAATAGCACTGGGTACGGGAGCGTGGCGTGGGGAGGGAAAACCTATACAGCGCATAGGATCGCTGCTTGGCTTGTGGGTTCGGTAACGTCCCCCGCTGCACCTATATCAAAACGTGATAAGACACACATATTACATAAATGCGATAACAGGAAATGTTGTCGCCCCTCACATTTTTTTCTCGGTAATTATGCGGACAACCAAAGAGATGCATATACCAAAGCACAAAGGACCCAGCCTAGAGGTGAAAAGCACACGAATTCAAAGCTGACCAATAAGCAAGCGGAGGCAATACGTATTCGTTATAAACGAGGAGAACTCCAAGTGCCGTTGGCAAAAGAATTTGGAGTGTCACAAAGAGTAATTAGTTTAATCGTTCGTGGAAAGACGTACGTATGAGGATTATTTCGATTGACCTGGAGACATACTACGACCGCGAGTACAGTCTGTCCAAGATCACGACAGAAGAGTATGTGCGTGATGACCGCTTCGAGACCATAGGCTTTGCCTACAAGATCGATGACGGCGAGAGCCGCTGGGTAACTGGCGACGCTGACTACATCCGTGCCCAGCTAGAAGTG